CCAAAGATAGCGGCCTGCAAACGGTCATAAACCTGATGTTTCTCCATCTCATACGAAACAAACAACACACTCTTACCCTGCTCGGCGAGCTTACGAGCAAAATGCAACATCACCATCGACTTACCCTGCTTCGGCCTACCAGCAATACCATAAATACCATTCCTCCAGCCACCACCCAACAGTTTGTCAATACTCGGCTCACCAGTAGGTAACAAAGCGACACCCTCCTCACGAACCTTCAAATGCTCTTGGTAATCTTCCTGCACAGTTTTCAAAGCCTCCAAAGTATTTGACACAGCATAAATGTCAGACAACGCCTGAATAGCCTCACCAGCGTTTTCAGGTTGCTCCTGAATAATCTTCGCCTGCAAAGCAGTCGCACGAAACTGCCAGCCCTCAACAACCAAACGATGCCAAAAACGAAGGTCATGCAAAGTAAACGCCTTATCAGTCCAACAATCAATAATGTCCTCCTGCAAACGAACATCACCAGCAAACACCCTCTGAGCCTTCACCAACACAGTAAACCTGTCATACGGTTCACCAACAGCAACCTGATCTAAGATAAGCTGCATCACCCTCTGCATATTCGTGTTATCAAAAAACTTGACATCCCACACCATGTCATCAAAAAACGCTTCATCACCCAACTCCATCAAACCACCAAGCACTCGACGCTCATTCAAATAATCTGCATTCATCAGATTGCCCTCTCTCTCAACATCGCTATCTCATCAACCTCAGGTTTATAGCTCTTCCACTTCTCAAAGTTCAACCAAGCATCAGGTTCAAGCATTTCCCTATTTGACTGCGAAGCAGTAACAAGTAAATCCTCGCTAGCGTTCTTGGTGAGAGCCTTAGTCCATGCACGATAGACCTTATCTTCACTAACGGTTGCATCAGGAAAATTCTTCATAAAATCAAAAAAACGCTCTTCATTTACTTTATTTATTTGTTTATTTAATAGGCGGAAGTTTTTGTCGTTTTCAGCGGAAGTTTTTGCAGAAACAGCGGAAGATTCTGTCGCAAAGTCAGCGGAAGTTTTTGACACTTCAATACACTTAATCCAATACAAATTCGCTTTCTTAGAGAGATTATTTCCTCTAACCCATTTCAACTCATCCAACGCTTCAAGGCGGCGAATACTATTTCTAATAGATCTATTGTCAACGCCACAAATCTTGGCTAAATAATCTTGACTAGGCCACGCACCTACACCAGGTTTATACCTTCGAGCAATTGCAAGCAGAACTAACTTGTCTGTTTTTGTAGCTTGAGATTCATCCCAAACTAAATCCATCTCTCTATAACCCATTATTTATTGTCCATTTTCTTTTAATTGAAGACCAGAAGTATAAGGTGCCTGTAAATCTTTAGTTCTATCAAATCTAGGTTTACCCCAACGCTCAAACCAAAAATCAATGACTTCCTGTCTATTTTGCGGATTATTAGCAGGATGATAGTAAATGCCCCGTTTATTACCATGAACAAGACTTAAGGATTTCTCACCAGAAGCCTTTTTATAGGCCATAATTCTTCTCATTCTTGGATTACTTCCTGCACCAAATCTGCTACTAGGTGGATTGATTCCATTATCTTTAAGCCATACCATCATCTCTCTATATCTTTCTTCAGAAATATGCTCATGACCAAAACCTTTGGTATAACCTAAAAACTTATATACCCTGTTATATTGAGACCCTTTACCCCATAAAGAAGTTGTGATGATTCCTTTTAGTTCATCCCCATAGCGTTCAAACCAAAAATCCCCTAATGTAGTTGCAATTAAGGCAATAAGTTTGCCACCATTCCAATGCCATCCAAAAGGCTGAGTAGCAACACAAACAGATAAATCTGCATAATGCCTAAGTTCTTTACCTTTAGCAGAAGAATCCTTTGGCATATTTAAGGCTTCATCTCTAGCCCCAAGATTGATTACAGGTGAAGCAAGAAAAGCAACACCAAGCAAATCATTCCCATGAAATACGCAAAAACCTAACTTTCTGCCAGGTGCAGGCCGCCAAACAGCCTTGCTTACTTTAGGTTGTATCTTTTGAATCTCACCGCTTGTAAACTGCTCAACACGAATTTTATGTGGATCAATAAAGTGCAAATCAATTTGCGAAGTTTCTATTTCAAATAAATCGTTCATTATTTTGTCCTTGCTCTCTTGTGTTGTTGCATCTCATGCATCAATAAAATCATTTCCATGTCACTTATAGTCGGCACTTCAGGAGGTATAACATGCACCAACCTGACACAATCTTTCAACCCACAAATGCGTTCACCAGGTCGATAAAGGTCGCCGTCATCGGTTATAGGTCGCCACAACTCATCCAACTCATAAGGCCAAGGATTGCAAACAATAATGCCCAAAGTCTTATGTCTCCAACGCTTGTTACGCTGAATGTCGATACGATCATCACGGCAATCACGGCAGGCATAAGGGTCAACTGCATTTCGTGCAACACGCTTTGTTATCAGGTTTACGCTGACAGGGATTGCACACCAAACGCACGGCTTAAAAATGTGTTCAGGATTATCTTTTGGAACAGTCATGTTTTGTCCTTACTTAGTAAGAAACATCTAACCACAACTACAGCGGAAACACCTAATTCATGTGAGCAATAAGTGTGTTGAGCTTCAAAGTCTGCTCATTCAACCGCACCAGAATCCTGCCACGCAACACAGGTTCATCACGCAGGCTCGCAATCAACTCCGCCAACTCCCTGACATGAGCCGAAAGAATGTTAACTTGCTTTAGCAGCTCCAGTGATTCCATCGGCCTTCCCTTTGATTGCTTCAAGAATAGCAGTAGGTGCTTTACCTTGTTTCGCCTCATTGTATAGAGATCGCAGGCCTTCAATGTCATTGATATTATCTAAAGCACTTCCCCAGTTTCGTGCAGGTACAGGTTCATTGAGCCTGTTCACTTTGCTCATCTCGCTGGCACTAGGTCGTTTACCTTTAGGACTGAACTCTCCGCCAAGTAATGAGATTGCCCTGGCGATTGCACTGGTAGAGCAGTTTTCGACAAACGAAGTTTTGTTTACAGGTGAACTTCCTAAGCGTTCTTCAGCGTAGTCAACTGTCACAGGATCAACATCCTCCCTGTTTAGATACACCTCGGCTTTAAACACTACCTGCTCAGGTGCGAATGAGACGAGCTCGATGTTTAGTCTGCCGTTCGGGTATCTCTGCCAGAACAGGTCGATTCGTTCTTGTGCAGTTTGGTATTGTGAAAGGTCAAACATCGCCATTAGTTATCACTCCAAGTTACGCTCATGTTTTTTTCTAACCAAATCCACTGCCCTAAACCAGTCACAGTCACACCAACACAGTCATTTTGTAGAATTTGAATGCCTGAACAAATGCCAGAGATTTCTGTTGACTTTGTTTTCTCATTACGAATAACTATGGCAATCTTGTTGCCGACAGTTAAACCTTTTACATCACTTATTTTCATTTTTATTTCGCTTTCTTTATTGTTAGGAATGGAGCGTTACCTGCTCGCTGAGATAATGTGACAACAACCTGACCGTCAATGCAACCATTCTTTGCACCATTCAACGCACTGATAACCCGAGATTTCATTTCACGCAAATGCGTTTCAGCAGACTCAAAATCTGTTTGAGCGTTCATCAACTCGACACCAAGAGTTCCAAGCTCTTCATCACGAGACTCAATACCAGGAGAGAGTTGCCGAATAGTCTCATAAGTTGACTCACTGCCATCCCAATCGGGTTGAATGTTGTCGAGAACATAAGATCTAAACTTTGTTACAGCCTGCAAGATTGCAGCGAACTCGAAGTCATCCCAAACAAGTTCATATTCTTTATATCTACCTGCATTGACTACAGCAAAAACTGCTTTCTTCAAATCAAAAACATACATGTACCAAAACACTTGAGCCTTATAGTGTTCAGGAATGCTATCCCAATATGTTGCAGTGTGTTTAATTTCAAGCACATAACCGTTGCCCTCATCATCTAAACAAATAGCGTCAGGGTTAGCATGCATCCAGTCGTACTGTTTGGAAGCATAAGTCCCAACCTCTTCAACAACATGCTTCGGATGTGATTCAATGTAGAGCTGACGGATAGCAGGTTCAACAAGTGTTCCTAATCTCATCGCAGTGTTAGGTGTAACTGAGCGTTGAATCTTGCCTGTTTTCTCTGCCCAAAGAGTTACTGCTGATGTCCATGGTGAGAGTCCTAGGATTGTGCCGATTTCGCTGCCTGAAATAACGCCTTCACGGTTACGAAGTTCATACCATTCAGGGGATTGATTCTCAAAGTTGCCAAGATGAGTCTGTTTGTCGAGTATTTGCTGAATTTTAGGGTTAGTCATAACTAAACTCTAAACATGGCCACTGACATGCAACTAAATCGCATCACCTTAGATCTACACGAAGCAATAACAGATTTAGGTGGCGTGGAATGTGAGAAAGTTCCTGAAATCTTTTTCCCAGACGACATCGGTGCACTCGGGGACTCTAAGCTACGGAATCAGGCTATTGTTACGGCTCGAGAGATTTGCATGGAATGCCCTGTGATGGATAAGTGCCTAAAAGTTGGCATGTATGAGGAATCAGGGATTTGGGGAGGCACAACACCTCAACAACGCCAAAAACTAAGACGGTATGAGCAAGATTAGGGTCAAAAACGCTTTCAAACGGCCTGTACGAGCCTTTTACGCCTTTTTAGCGGCCTCTGCCTGTTCAGCCTTTTGAATTGCGTCATTAGCACCTTTAGCGACATCTGCTCTAGAAACTTTGCCTGTAGTGGCGATAGCGTAACCGATAGCAGCAACAACTGAAAGCATCAGCGTTCCCCAAGCAACTAAAACACCGTTTATCCATGAACCTGTTAACGCTGCACCAACACCAGCCGAACCGCCCAAAATAAACAGGAAGATACCAATTCCACGCCAAACCAGTTCAGATAGCACACCGACAACAGCTTTGAATCTGTCAAGAATAATACGCATTATTTACCTGTGTTTTCTAGGATGTGTTTCAATGGATCAACTAACTGCTCATAGGCACAAAGGTGTATTGCAGGATTACTCCAAGACTTGTTAGCCTTACCAATAGACAAATGAAGATGAGCTCCAGTCGAAAATGTTCCGCTAGGCGTGTTCTTTCCACCACCAACTAAACCAATAACAGTCTTGCCACCAACAACCTTGTCATCCTTCTTCAGCTCTGACTGTTTAGCCAGGTGAGCATAAAGCACGAAGTGTCCATCTTTAGCAGAATGAACGACAATCCAGCCAAGCCCATCAGTCCATTCGTTTAGAAAAACTGTGCCGTCAGTTATAGCGTGAATAGGTGACTTCTCTGCAGGATGCCAGTCTTGACCTCTATGCGGTCTACCGTTCCTATATGGTGCTAGATTGCCGAACTCATCGCCACGAAGTTTAGGGGAAAAAGGTTCAAAATAGATTGCTGTCATAAAGCAATTCTATCAAAACAAGTTTTACGCTAAATTATCTATCTGTGCTTGAACCGCAACGATAGCAGACTTGATAATCGCAATGTTCGCTGTCAAACGATCTACTTCATCAGAATTACCAATAGCTTCAGCAACAGTTCTTGCTTCTTCATTACTCCAGCCTTCAATATTCAACTGCTCTAAACGAGAGTTTAGAGTTTGTAGCTTGTATTCGTTTGATACTTGAAATTCAGACATCATGTTCCTTCTTCCTATTAGACGATGTTATCTAAAATAGTGTAGACAACTCCAGTTGGAGACACTGCAACAAGTTTAGAGCCAGTAGTTCCAGCAATAATTTGAAGTCTTACTTGATTTGTAGGTGCAGCAGTTGTTCCAGTGGCTCTAGCAAAACGAATGCTTCCACCACCGTTAGCTTCACCCATTACAGAGTATGAATTTGTTGAAGTAAATGTTGGAGAAAAGAATCCTCCAGCAGTGTTGACGCTTGCTAACGCAGTTCCACCAGAGTTCTGCCATTCTTGCAAGTTAGCGGATTGAGAAACAGCACCTTGAATAATTAAACCAATAGTTCCAAGAGTAGGTGCAGTATGTTTTACAGAACCATCAGCAGCAACTATTTGTTGAGCAACACCAGAAGTTCCAAGATAGTTTAGAGCACCAGTATTTACATATAGAACTCCACCATTAACAGGTGTACCGTTAGGAATTGTTGATGCGTTAGCAATACCTAAAACAGCACTTCCACCACCTTGAATTGCAACGTTGCTTCCTACAGTAACGCCACGATTATTTGAGATAGTAATTGCAGTAATCGAATCACCACCACGAATAGTAGTTAAATTTATACCTTGTGAAGCAACAATTTGACCATTAGAGGCTATCGTTGTCAAAGCTGTTCCACCGCTGTTCTGCCATTCCTGCAATGAGCTTGTCTGAGATGCTGCACCTCTAATTACTGCTCCTGTGATTATTGGAGAACCAGTATTTACGCTTAAAATTGCATAACCTAAATCAGACGCTGAACCTGCCGATACTCTAGGAAAGTTTCCATAACCTAGAACAGAAACGCTCGCAATGGATGTTCCTGTGGAAGTTTGAAAATCCAAATAGCTCGCCACCGCTGTTGCAGATGCTCTACGCAAAGTTAGAGGTTTTACTGTGTCGCTTTCTGAAGCAATAATCTGACCGCCTGCAGTGAAAGTGTTTGCAGCGTTTAGGATAGCCCTGTTCGCTAGATCAGTGACTAGAGAAGTGACTTGTGATTGTGCTACTGTTCCTGAAATGTTTGCGACTGTTCCAGAAGTAAAATCTGAAACTTGACTTTTAGTTATGCTTCCGCTGATTGATACTGATGTGCCTGAGGTTGTCGCATAAACAGCTGTGCCTGATGTTGTCGCATATGTTGCAGTGCCTGAAGTTGTTGCATAAACGGCTGTTCCTGATTGTTGTGCTGTTGAGGCAGAGGTGACAGTTCCCGAAGTAAAGTCAGACACTTGAGATTTAGTTATTGAACCTGAGATAGATACGGCAGTTCCTGAAATAGTCGCATAAGTTGCTGTGCCTGATGTCAAGCTATAAACGGCTGTACCTGATTGTTGTGCTGTACCTGCCGAAGCAACAGTGCCCGAAGTGAAATCTGTTATCTGTGACTTAGTGAGGCTCAATGCTGACTGATTTATACCAATAACCGCTGAACCGCTAGAGCCTGAGTTTGTTATAGGTGCTGTAACGGCAACAACAGCGTTAACACCTGGTATGCCTTGAACACCTGCATTATCTAAAGTGATTAGAACTGTTGTCTCTGTTGTCGTTACGGTTGTTGTACTCATCTAGTCACATTTCCTATCACATTGAAAGCACCCTGCAAAATTCTTGTCACCTGACCGCTACCAGCAAATAACTCTAAATCGTATGCGAATGAACCTGAACTGATTGCAGCTGACTGAGCGTTACTAATGTTGACCAAAATAGTTCCTGCAGTGCCACCTAAAGTTATGCCTGAACCGTTAGACAAGTTCAACAAGTATGCTGTTGAATCGGCTGCCTCACGCACCTGCATCTTCGCAGTGTAACCTGTCCAATTCAACGCTGTACCGCCTTGAGTTACAGTGAACAGTTGATCATAGTCTGCACCTTGATATGCGGTGATGTCATAGTCGCCTGGAGTTATCATGCAACAAATCCTTTACTAATCAAGTAAACAATAAACGAAGTAACAACGGCAGTAATCAACGAAGGCACCCAAGCATTCCTGTTGAGTTGCCTCTCAAGGTCTCTAATCCTGTTCTCATGATCTTTAGAAGCCTCAAGAATCTGAATACTCTGAATCTTCAAGATTTCAATGTCACGCACAATCTGCAACAGCAAACTCTGATTAGACGGTTGTTTCGGCTCAGTCATTAGGTCTCCTAAACCTCAAGTTTACTATGTCAACTAAAACGATAAACCAAGGTTCTCTAGAGAAGAGACTCGATAAGTGATGTGATGTCTCTCAGTGTCAATCTGACTATCAACACCGATAACCTCATAATACTTATCGACAACAGCACCAGTATTAGACGGTTTGAACAGCACTCTAACAACATCTCGCAGCTCTATCGCTAAAACTAAGTTTTGTTGTCCACTAGTCAAGGACTCCAAAGCAACAGTTATCTGCTCTGCACGATATTCAGGGTACTTATACGCATCTAAATATTTGCTTGCAATCTCTGCTGTACGAGTCAAAGAAGTAGTCAAATTATCTTGCTGACTATACTCCCTTAAACCATAACGACTAATCAACGCAGTGTCCGAAGCATTAGAAACAGCGTTTATACCCACAACTTGAATGCTGTTATACAAGTTCTCTCCACCGTAAACAACATTTAGATCAGTGAACGGTATAGCGGTACTACCAACAGAGCTTTGACTGTTGACATCAGCGAAATAGTTGATTACAGGAGCAGTAGCACTTGCAGCCGTGCTAGTTACCAAACCTGAATCGCTCGCCCACTGTAATTCACTCCAGCCCACATTGTTTACAGTCGAACCAGAAACATACGCAGTTGAAGGAGTAGAAGTAAAAGGATTATATGTGCCATCAAAATAACTGCCGATAACAGTGCCACGCTCAACCTGCCAGCCATTACCAATAAAGTTATATGCAACAGCAGTGCCAGGTGCAGAAACAGAAACCCTAAACCCTGCAACAGTGCCAGCACCAACATAAGAGGCTGTACCCTTCATTTGAGTCCACGCAGTGCTAGAAGCAGCACTCGCCACCATAGATTGAGAAACAAGAGAAGTCGCAGTGCTATCAAGCAAAGTAAAGTTTCCCGAAATACCTGCACCAGTCAAACCTTGACCTCTAAACCATGCAGAAAACACATACTTAGTCGCAGTACCGTCAGGATTGATTTTAGGTTGATTGACTTCCTGATAATAAAAGTCTCTAGTCGAAAGAGTCACTTCAGCAGTGTTCACTGTTCCGCCAGTGTAATAAGTTGCTGCAGTGCCAGGTTGCCAGCCGTAAATCCAGCCGTCACCTAAACCTGTACCGCCATCAAGCGAAGTAACGGTTGTATCTTGACTC